AACTCCCCCGGCCGCATCCTGCAAAATCTCCCAGACCTCATCGCCAAGGATCTCCTTGCATGCGTCCCTCTTGTCCGCGGGCACCTTGTCGAAAATGGTCTTGAGCCGAGAAGAATACGTCCCCTCAAACGCTCCCGACGGGACGCCCATCTTCGATCGCAGGTAGTCCTCCAAGATGCCCTCTCCCACACCAATCAGCTTCTGGAACAGGAGGTCCGTTCGGGCTGCGTTGCGCTCGTCCGATGCCATGCGTTCCGCGTGTTCGCGGGCTTCTCGTTTTTCTTGGTTGTCGAGCCGCATCGCCTCAACCAGGCCGGCGTTGTTGTCGGCAAGCTGGCTGCTCAGTTCGACGGTCTGCCGTACGACCTTGTGCACGAGCTCGACCGCCTCTTTCCAATGCCCGTGAGCGTCTTCCGCAGCGCGCCGTAGAACGTCCTTGTCGGCGGCGTCCTCGACAAGCTTCGACTGCGTTGCGGCCTTCCTGGGGTCGAGCTGCGCAATTTCGTCGTCGTCGTGGTCGTTGAAGTCGAGCTGATGCACCCAAAGGATCTTCGACGTCTCCCCGGACTGACTCTCTCCAAGGGCAACAACGCGGACGACTCGCTTCCCATCGTGCCTGTCGTAGACCTCGTGAGCCATCGCGACCAATGCGGCCGCGCCTCCCTCAGGCGACACGTTCTCTCGCTTGTCCGGCATCGCGATCCCGCGTCCGGTCTCTCGCCAGTGCGGCCCGCTCTTGAACTCGATCGTGCATCGCTCGGTGTAGGTCCATTTCGTCCTCAGCTTCGCCGCAACTCGCGCGGCAAGGAAACGGTCGAGAGACGAGGCGCCGTCTTCGGCGTCGGTCAGTAAGGTCCAGCTTTCAGCGGTAGACATGGCTTGTCTTCTGTCTTGGGTACTCGTTTGGGTTCGATTTTGGGTTCGGGGTTGCCTCTTCTCCCTTCGAAAACGGCGCCGCAGCGGCCGTAGGTCGACATCTCGGACCCCAAAAATGCACCAAAAAACAAGGCAACGCACCACCTATCATGGTGGACGGTCCATAAAGTTGGGTCGCATGGTGTTTGCGTTGGCCCGGCGACATGCCCGAGGCCCCAAACGCAGGTTTCAGATGTCGTCGATCAAGAAGTTCGAAGAGAAGGCCGCCCGTCAGTCCGCCAAGAAGCGGGCCGAAAAGATGCAACTACAAGAGTTCATCGCCGGTTTTGCGATGGGAGCGGCCGAGGGGTTCGCCGAAAAACAGGGGATGAGCCTGGTCACCGACGGTATCGGGCCGTTGAAGTTCTCGTACGTCCAAGCGGGCCTCGGCTACTACCTGGCCACGAAAAAGAGCGGAAAGCTTCGCGAGGCCGGCTCCGCCGCCGCGGTGATCGGGCTCTACAAGATCGGCAAAGACATCGGGACGAACTTCGAGCTCGGCGGATTCCTCGGCGGCAGCTAGCCGCTCGCGCGCACATTCAGAAGTTCCCGGACGTCGCACCGGGGGACCAAGGCGACCCTCCCGGACCCCACGGCCGGGGCAACAAGCGTGGGTTCACGGAGCACACAGCCATGAGACTCATCCAAGAAGCACTGTCCCCCAACGTCCAAGAGGCGATCCGTTTGCAGCACCGCGGCGCAGCGCCGCGTGCCCGGTTCGGCATCGGTGGAGGCTGCACGCCTCGCACCGCGACTCCCCCGCCCGGTTCGAGCAACTGCCCGAGTCCTCCTGTGGTCCCCGGTTGCATCCGCCCCGGACGCACCTGTGATGTGTCGCGTGTCGGCGCAACCCAGGTTGTCACCGGCGGCCAGCCGTTCAGCATCATCATCGAGCCCACGCGGGTCACTTGGTTTCAGCCGCTTGGCGTTCGGTGTGTCATCACCGACCTGTCGAACAGCGACCTGAGCCACCGTGTGTTCTTCACGGGCGTGACGATCAACGAGACCCCGCAAGAGTCGGTGAACAACATCACCCCGACGGCTCCCGCAGCCGCGGGCGATCGTATCGACGGCTGGTGGTCGGACGATTGGATCGACCCCGACGGCTACGCCGTCCCCGTGGGCTGGGGGTGGATCTCTCGAGAGAGCAACACCAACCAGCTCAAGGTCCACGGAATCGCCCTTGGCATTCCGAACACCACGGACGTCTTGCTCTCGGTGTCGTTGTACGGAAACGGGGCGAACAGCGTACCCGCCGGCATCGCCGATTCAACCCAGCCGCGCTACCGCCCCTAGGAGCCATCAGGGGCCTCGTTACCATGGAGAAGACCGAAGACGTCGGGCGTTCAACGTGCGGGTCATCGCGCGAGCGCATCCACGTCTTCGGCTCGTACGGGGACCCCGCGGCACCGTTGACGTGGCCCAGCTACGGCAAGACCGTTCCGGCCACGTGGGGTGTACAGCACGACTGCCCGCGGCTCTGGCTCGTATCAGGTCGCGGCTGGTCGGTGCAACGCTTCGACGCCAACAACGCCTTGGCTCCCCTTGCGGCGTCTCGCGTGGCGGACGGGACGAGTCGGCCCATGGCGAAGCTTGCAATCCAAGTCGCAGGGATGGCGGTCGGCAAACAGCCGATCGTCATCGACGCGGACCAGACGATCGAGCTCTACGCCCAGTCTCTGAGCGTCGCTGCCCTCGTGCCGGTGACCGTCGATGAGGTCCGCTCGACGTCTTCGCTCGAGGTCCCCGCTGGACAGATTGCCGTCGACGACCTCTTGGGTGTCGCCATCGAAGGCATCCAGGCTCCGATCGGGGCCAAGACCGCGACGCTGACTCAGTACGTTGTGGCGCCGGCAAACACCGTGACATCGGTACCGGTCCCGCGCGCCGCAAAATCGGTCTTGGTGTCACCTGCCGACCTCGCGGCCCCGGGCGCCTGGACATGGCACGTGGGAGACCCCGCAGTCCTGGCGTCATCGCTCACCGTTGGGTCGTTTGCCCCCTCCGATGAATCCCTGCGCGTACCCGCCGCAACGCATCTGAGCGTCGCTGCCGACCCCGCAGTCCGAATCTTCGCCATCACCTGGACCATCGCGCCATGAACAACCTTCAAGCTCAGCTCAACCCCGGGACCTTCCTCGCCTCGTTGCTCTTCTCTGCCGGCCTGGATGCCGCGCTTTACGGAGCGGTCGACACCACCGTGATGCGGTTCGTGGGGACCGGCTCCCCGATGGGGACCGGCCTCGCGCAAGTGACCACGGCCGACAACGGAACGATCGTGACGGTGAGTCGCGCGGGCCTGTACGCCGTGCAGCTGCGCGGCAACAACACGGCCAACGGAACCCTGATCACGGGCATCACGGTCAACTGCGACGCCTTCGCGTTGACCAACCCTCCGAACTTCGGCACCGCGGGGACGCGAGACGTCGACGTGACCGAGGGGCAAGATGCGGCGGGCAACGGCGCCTCGTGTGCCCTGACCAGCCTTGTATCGGTGAGCAACGCCGACATTCGGGCAGGCATCGCGGCAGGGGCTGCCGGTGCGCAGCTTCGCGTGCACGGCAGCGGCGGCGGCATCTCGCAAGGCACCGCGTCCCTTCAGATCCGCCGAGTCCAGTCCACGTTCTAGGAGGCCCTCTCGATGCTCTATGGAGTCCGCTTGCGCAGCGAAGAAGCGCCCTCTCAGGCGTTCTTGGAAGCTGCGATCGAAGAGGTGACCCGCGGAAATGTGGGCTACTTCTTCGAGGAATGGCAAGCCGGGAGGGAGCCCCCCTGCTGTCTTGGGTGCGCGGAGATTCGCCATCTCCCCGACGAGCCCGCCGCGGTGACTGAAATCGTGGGCGCTCGAGACGTCCTCACCAGGGGGGCTGCATCTTGCCAGTCTGCGGCGGCGTACTACGCAGGCCGTGAGAGGGCTCTGGCGCTCTGGAACGGAGCGGACCCCCAGACGGCAGAGGTCCAGCACCGCGTGGTGCTCGAGCCGCGGCATCACCCGCACGCCCCGGAGGGGTACTGGCACGCGCTCGTCGTCACGCCCGAAGGCGTGAAGGACGTCACTGAGGAAATGGACACCTGATGCTCGCCCTACTCTTCGTGCTTCTCCTCGGTATGTCCGGATCGCGTCGCAGCGGTGCGAAGAAACTCCCCCCTCCCCCGACGCCCGACCCGAAAAAACTCCGGGAGCGGGTCTGCGCGCTCGTAGCCGCGGGGCACTTCGTCGACGGCATGCTTCCGCTTCTGCTGCGCGAGCTCTACCCCGCGGTGTCGTGGCCGGCGGGAGAGGAGTGGGACCGCAAGGACGTCGGCGCACTTCCGGTCGATGACCGCGCGAAGTACGACGCGACCAAAAAGGAACTGGATCGTCTCCTCAAACGAAACAAGTTCATCGCCGAGTGCACCGATGCGATGACCCCCTACGCGGAAGGGGGCGTGGCGATCCGGGACGGCGACTACGTCGCGACGTGGCGCTACGACCACCGCATCGACGACCCTGGCGGCAACCTCCGCTTCGACGATTTGGATGTCGCCCGAACCGCGTTGCTTCGAGCCCTGTACTTCTTCGGAGCCCCGGTCTCCGAGGCGGACACGTTCGTCGAAGCGTCGATGCTGCCGTCCGGCGTGCGCCGCTCGATTTGGGCGATGCCCGGCGGCGGGTACCGAGTCGTAATCGTTCTCGAGGATGACAGCTCGGCGGGGTACCAAGCGGCGACGCTTGACGATGCGCGCGCGATCGAAGGTGGCGGATGAAGACCGAGGAAGTCGGCATCGTCGCGCTCTTGCTGCTCCTGTTCGCGTCGGGGTCAGGGGGAGAACCGCCCAACAAGGGGCCCGACAAAATCAAGCCGCCGCCCCAGCCCGACCCCGGGCCGGAGCCGGTCGAACCGGTCGAGCCTACGCCGGAAGTCGTCGACCCGCCGATCGACGAAATCACGAACACGGATTGGCCGGTGCCCGGTCACTTCTACGTCGTGCGTCCGGCGCAAGACGGGGAAAAAGGCGACACCGGTCTACGCATCGCAAAACGAGCGCTCGCAGACGCGGCCTTCCGAGCTGCCAAAGAGTTCTTGGGCGCATCCGACGATGGCGCACGCGAGTTCGCCAAAGCCTACTCGAGCGACGGTCCCCGTCAGTACGCCTACCTCGACAAAATCACCTGCGAGTCCTGGAACGACGCGACCGTGACCACGTACGGCTACGGCGACAAGGCCCGGGCGGCGCCTCTTAGTGGTCGGGCGATCCGGCTTCTCCCTCAGCACGCAGACAACCTGTCGCGACTTCGCCAGGGAAAGCGGGCCGTTCGTGAGATGCACTTCGGCAAGAGTAGCGACCGCACCAACGGAGTCCGACGAGGCGGCGGCGGCGATCGCCACGAGACCCTCTATCTCCCGGGCGTCGACCTGGCGCCGATCATTGAAGGGAAGCTGGCCATCGGCGGCGGAACGTGGCCCGACGGGAGCTCAAAGGCGCACCCCCCCAAGTGGGTGCTCGATCTCGGCGTGCGCGACCGTTCAAAGTCCGTCACGAGGGGGAACCTGCTTCGCGGTTGCGGAGACAAGGTGAAAGTTGAGGTGGTGCGGTGAGCTGCTCAAAAGCATACAGGGACCTGGTGGTCACCCACGGTGGCCTGACGATCGACAATCAGACCGGCTTCGTTCCAAGTCACTTCGACTACGATGAGTGGTTGGCGCTTGCCCGGCGTCTGGGCCTCCGAGCCTTCACGCACCTCGAGCGGCTCAAGACGACCGCGCCGGAGGCCGGGGAGCTTCGTCAGCAATACGAAGGACTCGAGGCTCAGTTCCAGTCGCTGCGCGCGCGGTACGAGGCGCTGCCTTCGATCTGGACGTGCTGCTTTATGTACGAGGACACGACGCGCAACATCGGCGACGCCGCGTCACTGTGCATCGAGACCGCGTGCTTGATGGAGGAGATCGACAAGGTCATCTCCCGCGCCGGCGCGTCGCCGCCGGTTGAACCTCCCACCCACGGGAGTGCGACGAAGCCCAAAACCGTCATCGCCGGAGCGGGGACGCTCGCGCTTGCGCTCGGCGCTGCCTATCTCTGGTTCAAGTCGAAGTGATGAGCGGACTCTGGCTACTGCTGCTGCTCGTGCTCGCTTCCCGCGGGCGTGGATCGAGCGTGCCCGCCGACGGCAAAAAGAAGGACGGGGGGCGCTTCTGGGACTCTTCCGGTGGCTCAACGTTCGGAGGCTTTGACTTCGCCGGGAACGGCATCGAAGTCGACGAGGAGTGCGGAGCCGTTGCCGAAGGACGTTGGTTCTTCCCCTTCGACTGGGCGACGGTGAACACGCGAGCCGAAGAGGCCGACACGGTCGGAGGAACACTCGCGATCGGCCGAGACAATACCGTCTTGGGCTTCATCGACTACCTCACCGACACCGAAGGGGTGACAGAGCCGGAGGTCATCGCGGCAAGGATCCTCGAAGAGGTCGCCCCCACGTGCGCCACGGCACCAGTGGACAGCTGGCGGCCAGCAATGCGGGCTTGGTACGGATCTCTCACCGAACGGGTCACGGCCTACGTGGGGCAGGACTTGATCGGATGAAAGCTCGCGCTGGAATCGGAATCGCGCTGCTCGCCGCGCTGACGCTCTTGGCGAACTCGCCGAGCGACCCCGGCACGCCGTCGACGCGGCCGCCCGGCGGCGCAAAGCTGGTCCGCGAGCTCGGCCAGCGCGGAGGGATGACGGCGGGGCAGATCGACTTCCTCACGTTCGTTGCATACGGAGAGTCGGGGTTGAAGCCCGACGTGGGGCTTGGGGACGCGGCACTGTTCCCGCCGGGGACGCGGCCGAACACGAAGGCCAGTCAGTCGTTGCAGGTCGCAGAGGCTTACGCTGCCCGCAAAGCCTACGACCGAAACCGCGGGTGGCTGGGCAGCTGCCCGCATCCCGAGTCCGCGTATGCGTTTGGCAGTGGCGGCTTGTTCGCATTTCTCCCCGTCTACGCGCTCGCACAGTTCAAGGGTACGGCGCTCGAGTGCGCGTCTCCGTACTCCGTCTTCGATCCCGCTTTCGCGATGGCGGCGGCGTACGGGTTCGCGCGCGGACTGACGATGCGCGCGGGCTTCCTCGGCACGTGGGAGTCGCTGCGCTCCGGCTGGGGACTCCCCTCGGCGATGGATGACCTTGAGCGCATCGCGAAGAAGTCCGACAAATGGAAGCGGCAGCTCAACGCGGTGGGGTTGCCCGCCTCTCGGCTCAAGGCTGAGGCACCCGCGTTCCCAAGGCGCGATCTGGTCGAGCTGTACCAGGGCATGGGTGGGGGGAACGCATGACATTCGACGAAGACGCGAAGCCCAGCAACTACGTGGCGCGAGGGTTCTACTTCGCGATCGGTACGTGGATTTTCTGGTCGCTGGCCAACGCCCTCACGGAGGACGACTGATGCCTGCTTCGAAGTCCGGCAGCCGCGCCACATACCCGAGCGGAAAAGCTGCGGCGCGAGAGTTCTACGGGGAGAATGCCGCGTTCTTCGACAACGTTCGGGACCCGGTCGACGGTGTGCGCGACTTCCTGGATGGGCTCAACGACAGGCGTGGGCGTCGCGTGTCAGAGACAACGGCCGGGCGAAAAATCCTAGCCGAACGCTCTGGGCGGAAGATGATCGAAGGCGCTTTGGCGCTTGTGTTCGCGCAGCCGCGGCGAAAACGCTGGGACGCTGTGGATTGGCACGAGGTCCGCCGACTTGAGGAATCGCTCTCACCGTTCTACGAACCGTACGGCCAAAGGTCAGCCCAATCGCCAACCCTCGTGTGGAAGCCGTTGGCCGCAGTTACGGACGAGGATGTCGGGTCTCTCGCTCCCGAGGTCGCAAACCTCTACTACGCGCAGAAGCACAAAAAGAATCTGCGGGAGCTGGTCTCGCGTCTGTCCTCCACGTTTGAGGCGCGCAAGGGATGCCTGACCCCGCCCCAGCGAAAACACGTGAAGGCCCGAATCCGCGAGTGGACGCGTTGGGCAAAGGACCCCGCCCGGGTTCCGGCCTACGCATGCGATCCGGACCCAAAGTCGGGCGGGATGCTTTGCGACTACCCCAGAATCGAAGGCGAGCTGGCGCGACTGCGCGATGCGTGCCGCAGTAAGTACGATCCCGAGTGGATCGAGCTCGAGCGCGGTCGGCCTGGTTTTCAAGAGCCGCTACGTGCCGACGAACAGCCTTTGCTGCCGGTCGAGGCGTTCGAGGACGAAGCGCCGAAGGAGCCATGCACAGTGAAAGAGGCGGCAGGGGTGATGGGGCGCCACGCCGCCAGGAGACGCCAACGCAAGCCAAGACGCCCGCAGGTGATCATGGGGAGGCTAGTCACGTGACCAAGAAACGCAGCAAGAAGACGACAAAACGACGCGCGAAGAAGACGGCCAAGAGGAAGACGGCCAAGAGGAAGACGGCCAAGAAGAAGACGGCCAAGAAGAAGACGGCCAAGAGAAAAACGGCCAAGAGGAAGACGGCCAAGAAGAAGACGGCCAAGAAGAAGACGGCCAAGAAGAAGACGGCCAAGAAGAAGACGGCCAAGAAGAAGACGGCCAAGAAGAAGACGGCCAAGAAACGAAAGCCGTTCGTCCACTGTGGGAGAGTCGTCGGCTGATGCTTGATGGGGTCATCATTGGGATTTTCGCGGCGTTGCTCGCGGTCGGCTCGATCGGGCGGACCTCGGCGACTGCGCGTGCCCAGGTGCGCCCCTCGTGCAGCGTCTCGATTCTTCTCCTCGAAGCCGACCGCATCGCGATGTCGAAGGCGATCGACACGGCGAGCGGCGGCCTGGGCTTCTCACACGCGGCCTGGGACGCATGCGAATCCGTCGACGGGGTCGACGTGGGCATCGACTGTCGCCCGGGAAAGGGCGTGCATCGTCGGCCGCTCGCCGACATCGTCGGGGCCCGTCGGCACGTTCGCGTCTTCCTCCCGCTGCTGGAGGGGCGTGAGGCGTATGGGTGCGCCCGGGCTCGGGTCGGCGAGGCGTACGACGGTCTCGCGTTGTTCCTGACCTCCGGTGGTGGCCGTCGCCGCGGCACGATCTGCTCCGAGCTCGTCTACGAGTGCTTGCCGGCTCGTCTGCAAGCTCGCATCCCCCTCCCCTCCGATCGACCGGTCTCCCCGAACGACATCGCCCGCGCGTTCGGCATCGCCAACCCGTCCTCACCGGACGTTCATCTCACCGAGGTCTGATGCTCTGGCTACTCGCACTTGCAACCGTGGCGCTTGTCGCCTCCGCCGAAAACAAGAATCCTCCGCCCGCGCCGGTCGGAAACTCCGGACATGTGCCGCTCAACAACGTCGACACGTTCGAAGTGCTGACCTACACGGTGCTCGTCGGCCAAGATGAAGAGGGCAACTGGGATTGGCGCGCGTGGCTGACCACGGTGTTTGAGTCGCGCGACGAGATCGACGGCCTCGAAGAGGGCCAGGGCTTCGACTGGCCAACGCGCGAGGAAGCAGAGGCCGAGGCGCGCGCGTGGGCGGAGTCGCAGTTGCGCGGGCCGTTGGGGACGTCGGTCCCCGTGGAACCCGCGATCACACGTCGGGGCGTCCGCGTGTCGGGAGACGGCAGCGCAGTGTCGGTGACCGACATCGACGCGTGGATCGCCCACGCCGCGCCCATCATCAAGGGGCACGACGTCGAGTCTCCGCAGGCCGACGACATCATGCGGCTGACGCTTCACGGGGCGTTCCCGGAACGCGGCTTCGACTCGGGCGCGAGCCCCTCGATTCGCGGTCAGTCGTGGGAGAAGACGCGGGAGCGCGTTCAAGCGGTCATCGACAAAATCCTCGCCGGCGAGCTGCTCAGCGTGCAGCCGCTAGAAGAGGTTGTCGCGGCCCGCGTCCTCAACATGTCGGCGCCGACGGTCGAAGGCGCGAGCGCCTTCCTGCACACGGGGGCGAACAACGGCAACGAGCACGCGATCGTCGTGCGGCCGATGCCGTCCGGAGACGCCGCGTGGTGGGTCTGGCAGGGGCCGCGTCGCGACTGGGACGACGCCGCGCAAGTCGGCACGGCTCGAGACACGGAGGAAGCCAAGGGCGCCGCGAAGGCGTGGGCTGACGCCTACTACAACGTCGGAGTGAGCACATCGTGAGACCCATGGGGAACATCAACGGCGAGAATGGACAGACCGGAGCGCTGCGAGAGCGCAGTGTCACGGCGAGCACCACGCTGGTCGAGAGCGACGGTGGGCGCGTGCTCGAAGCGGACCCCGCCGCCGCCGGCGGAGCGCTGACCATCACTCTTCCGGCCGACAGCTGTGGACCCGGCTACTTCACCGAGGTGATGCAGGTGTCCGCAGGGACGGTGGTGTTCGCCCCCGCAGCGGGGACGTCGATCGACTCGGCAGCGGGCGCCACCCAGCTCACCCAGCAATGGACCTCGGCACGCATGCGTCGCCGAGAGACCGGCACATGGGCTCTGGAGGGGGCGCTCTCGTGAGCCGGCTCTGGCGATGGATGGGCGGTCGAGGGACGGCCTCCGCCGTGCTCTCGCTGCAAGTCACCTTTCAGGGCGGCTCGGCGATGTTCGAGACGGAGCGGGCAGCCCGTGAGGGCTCCGCCGGCGGCTCGCTGCAAGGGCTCACCATCGCCGTGCCCGGCAACGCACCGCTGGGGAATCACTACTTCTACTTCCGCCAGACCGACCAATACGGCCGCGTCGTCGGGTTCTCGACTGCGGCTCTGTACGCTGCGCTGGCCGGATACACCCCCCACGCGGTCGACATGCCCGCGGGGGTGAACGACATGGACGCCGTCGCCGACATGTTCCGATCGGTTGCGGCGACCGTGTTTGCGGCCGCCGTCCGCGTCGACAACGTCGTGACGATCGCCGACCCGAACATCGACGCCGCGGGGGCCTTCCTGCCCTCGAGTGGCGGCGGCGGTGGCGGAATGCTCGGCACGCAGGATGTCTCGTCGAGCAACCTTTTCACGCAGCCGGACTCGAACGTCTGTTCTCTCGTGACGCCCGCGTTCGCGGATGACACGTACCTCTTCGCGGTTCAGGTCGACATCGGCTCCGCGTACGTGGACCCGTTGCGGTTCGGTCTCTACGTCGGCGGAGGGGTCAACGCGCCCGGCGGGACGCCGCTGTTGTGGGACTCCGGGGTGTGGCCGGCGGCCGTGGTGACTGGCCAGTACCTGACGCTCTTCCCTTCCTCGCTCGTTCAGGTGCCCGCAAGCACGCGGTTGCAGGCAATCATCGTGGGCGCCGCCGGGACCACAACCGAGGTCGGCTACCAGGGCGCCAGCGGTGCGGGAGACTGGGAGACGAGCCCGGGCGGCATCTTCAACGTCAACGCCGCGATTCCGCCGAACCCGGCCGCAGCACTGCCGGGGACCTTCCCCGCCGGCGGCAGCCTGACGTCGGCAACGTTCACCTTCAACGTGCGACTGATCTACAGCACGCTGCCGTTGCGAGGAGACGGGGCGCTACAGACCCAATACGGCGTGCACGTGGCCGCGAGTGACCTCGCGTTCACCACGGCATTCGCTGCAAACGTTCTCCAGGGCGGCGCCCTGCCCCCGCAGCTCGAGGGGCTCGGGCTCGACTTTGTCGAGATCGCGGCAAACGACGATGCATCGTTCCGTCTCGCGGCCTATCAGGGCGGAGCACTGCTCAACCCGAACACGGCTGACCTGGTCTACGACGTCGGCCAAGGTCCCGCGGGGCCTGGTCTGCCGATCGGCTGGTACCGGCGCAACGTGCCGGCGGCTGTGCACGCCCCCATCGATCGAACGCGACTCATCTGGAGCGCGGCTCGGGACAACGGCGGAGCAACGGTGCGCTTCTCCAACGTCCCCGGTCCCGGGCCCGCGGGTCCCGACACCAACCCCATGGACTACCCCGACAACACGCCGGGCAACGAACCCGAGTACGAGTCCTTCTCGTCGAACCCGGGCTTCGCAATCGACCCCACCACGCCGTTTGAGGCGAGCTTCCCCGCCAACACCACCAACGCCCCGATCGACACGCTGCCCGGAAACGTGCAGGGGTCGAAGCTGGGATTCCGCATCCGCCCCGTCGAACTCGCTGCCATCTGAGAGCAAGCCATGAATCACGCATCCCCCGGAAACCTCAATGGCCGCAAGGCTGACTACACCGGCACCAACGCCGCGCGCACCATCACCGCCGACTACCAGGTCCGGGAGACCGACGGCGGCGTGCTGCTGGTGGTGGACAGCGCAGGGCCCGTGTTCATCTCGCTCGAGGGCACCGTCGGTCCCGGCTTCTCCGTCGACATCATGCAAGAGGGAGCGGGCACGGTCTCGATCCTCGGGCTGCCCGGACAGACGGTCCTGTCTCGCGACGACCGCACCCAGCTCACCGGGCAGTACGCCCGCGCCCGCGCCCGCTGCATCCGCGCCGATACGTGGGTGCTCGACGGTGACCTGACCACGGGCGGCTAGACCTCCGCGCCCCTTTCAACGCAACGCCAACCCGAACAACGAAACTCCCATGACCAGACTCCGAACTCATTGCCTGCTTCTCGCCTCCGCCCTCGCTGTTCCTCTCACGCTCGGCGTGGGGGCATGCGAGCTGTCCGGGTGTGCCGCCGGCTCGAACGTTGGGCCGACGCTTCAGAGCGTCGTTGCGCGCGTTGACGTCCCGCGGCTTCTCGAGTGTGCCCAGGCCGGCGACGCGAAGGCGGCCGCAAAGTGCCTCGGCGCCCGGGCGCTGACCGAGGGCTTGCGCCTGGCGATGGACGAAGCGACGCGGCTCGCCGAGGACGCTCAGCTTGCATCGGCCAAGGGAGCCGGCGCGGACGACATGAGCGAGCCTGAACGAGCCGCGCTCGCAATGCAGCTCGACCACTCGCTAGACCGCCTGGCCGACGAGATCGCAGCCACGCACGAGTAGAGAGAACCGGCCATGGTGGAGTCGGTATCGGCAGACGCTCTCGATGTCGGCTCACTCGTCGGCAACGGAGGGCTCAGTGCCGTGCTTGCAGTCGCGGCGTGGCGACTGAGCACGGCCGCAAAACAGTTCGTCGACACCTTCAAGCAGGCGGTCGCCCAGTGGCGCGAGGATGCGAAGGCTCAGCGCGCGCACTTCGAGTCCGAAGAGAACTTGCTGCGGGAGCTTCGAGACGAGCGGAAGACGTGGGACGCGGCCAAGGAAGCCGAGGCGAACTGGCGGCGCTCGATCATGCAGGTGAACACCCGCCTCGACAGCATCGACGACCGCATCGACCGCGCAATCGCTCGCGCTGGCGAAGATCGGGGGCACGGCTGATGCTCGGCGCGTCTTTGCTCGCCGCCCGACTCGCAGCGCTGCTCCACCCCACGGACGTCTCTCGAATGTGGGAGCCCGGAGAGGCGGAGTCCCCCGACGACCTCGCAGCATGTGAGGCGGAGCGGTGCGCGACCGAAGAGGTCATCGCCGACTTCGAGGTGGTCGATCTCGAGGGCCGCGCAGCGAAGGCGCGGTACCGGGGCAAGAACGGCAAGCCGGGCAAGCTGAAGCGGACTCGGTACCCACGCGTGTCGCTCGCGAAGCGCCGCGTGGTCGTGTCTCTTCACCAGCCGGGGGTCGAGCGGACCGAGGCGCGTTGGCGGCAGACGGCGGACCGGGTGACGTCGCATCGCTTCATCGGGCCGACCGGCGTTCGCTACCGCCAACACCCGCTCGAAACCCGTCTCGTTGCAACGAACCGCCTCGACCGGGCACCGTGGCATGCCATCGCGATCGAGGTCGCGGGCAACTTCGAACGGCTCGACGGTACCGGAACGTGGTGGAACCCGGACCGATTCGGGCGAGGTCGGGCTACCGACGCGCAGATCGAAGCCACGCGGGTTGAGATTGCTTCGCTCTGCGAGGAAGTCTCCGAGCTCGGCGGCGAAGTCGAGGCCATCGTTCCGCACATCATCGCGGGGCGAGACCGCAACGGCCGTCCGAACCGGCAAGCCTGCTGTGGCTCGCGCGTGTGGTCGGAGGCTGGCGAGTGGGCCGGGGCTGTCCTCGGGCTCAGTGTGCCCGCGCCGGGCTTTGCTCTCGGCGGCCTGCCGGTCCCGGACGCGTGGCACGGGCCGTACTGGGGGCGCTGCGATCGATTCCTGACGGGGTAGCAGCCCAAATCGGCGCGGGGGTTGACTTCGCGGATCGAGCGGGCGACGATCTTGGGGAGGCAAGAGAAAACCCCCGGCCGGCGATGGTGCCGACAGGGGGTCCGAGATGCCTCCCTCACACGAAAGGAGAAGACTTCACAACCCGATCATGGAAAGTCTCCGGGGTCAACCCACTTTTTCGCGATCGGGCGATGTTTTGAAGAGGCGACGTAGTAGACAGTAGCGAAATTATCGGCGTATGGACCTATGGCGCGGGCGCGATGGAACGCCTGGAGCGATACCCGAAAGGGACGCGTACAGGGGCCGGGTTGAAGTCCCGGACCGCAGCCACTACCTGCGCAGCCTCGGAGGCCCCTGGCCTCCGCCCGATAACGACGACTCTGTATATTATGTCAAATCTTTGAGGCGTGAAGTCGGCCACGGCCGATGCAAGCCCTGAATCCCCGAGCCCTCGAACTCGAATTCTACCGCCGCCGAGCATGCCCACCACGGCAGCTCCCGCTCGCGCGGCTCCGACTGTCCCAACCCAACGGGAGCACATCTCGGCGAGCGCGGTCGTCGAGCACCAACAACGCAGACCCCCGGGCCCGCGCAGCCCGGGGTGTCACCTATCACCCCGCCACCGAGCAGCACGCGGACCGCTCGGAGTGTCCGGCATCCCGGACGACGGCAAAAACTGCCGGAAAGTTTCCTGAAACGGACTGCGGACGACGGCCGACCGATCGTCCGTGTTCTGACATCAGGAAGAAAGCCAGGCCGGCGACTTCCAATCTCACCAAGTCCCTGACTCGGGCTCGGTGGGGCCTTCGCCGGCAAACGACACGAATCGCTGAGCTCCGAGCCGAGCTCGAGCGCCGAGAGGCACGAGCCGCGCAGTACCGCGGTCAGGTCGCGACCTTCAGCGAACAACTCGCCGAGGTCGACCCCGACGCCTTGGACAGCACCCACGACGTCAGCGGGGGTGCCCGATGAAGCCGTCGGATGCAACGAGCGAGGCCCCGGCTAAGTCGGAGCTCTGCGTAGCGTCGGAAGTCGCCCAGCACCTCGCCGGCGAGGTTTGGCGCTCGCTGGACGCCGAGGCCCAGCGCGAGCTGCTGGCGTTGTCTCAGTACGCAGTGCCAGTACGAGTGTCGCTGCGCGCCGCGCTTTCGGAGGCCGGGCTCGTTCAGCTGAATGGGCATCACCTGCTGCCGTGGGGAGCAATGGTTGCTGAAGTTGGAGGTGCTCGACGCTACGACGAGCGCATCGCCGACGGAGGTGCCCGATGAAGGGCGAGTACCCCTCCCCGGCCACGTTTCAGATCGCGGCTCGTGAGGCGCACGGCCTCGCGGCGGAGACCTACGACGCGCTTGGGGAAGAGGCCACGCGCGTCCTCCAGTACGCGCTCGCATCGACAGCGGTGCCAGTCGGCTGCGATGCCGTTGTCGAACAGAGGCTTCGCGATGCTGGATGCGTGAAGGGGGAGCAACCCTTCTCGTCGAGCTCGGTCACGTTCTGGGGGCAGTTCGTGCTCTCGACCGGAGGTGCCCGATGAAGGCGTCGTTCGAAGCCGCGAAGCGGGCGTACGAGGCCGCGTCCGCTCGCTACGAGGCGCTCTCCAAGGTGCTCGATGCGGAGGTGATCCTCTTGGGGAACAGCCACGGCACCCTCGTCGACCCGAGCGACCTCACCGCTCGCTCCCAGCAGTTGGTCGAGGCCGCGCATGAGGTGGTCGCCGCCGCCGGCGAAATGCAGCGCCACTCGGCAGAGGACGGTGCCGAATGAACGCCGCACCGAACCTGATGCAGACCCGGCGTCTGGGGGCGGAGAAGCTGGCCGCCCTCGCCTGGCGAGAACTCAGCGACGCCGAACGAGCGTTGCTCGTCTCGCTCACTGACCACGACCCCTACCCCGCCAGCCTTCCGCTTCGAAACGTGGACGCAGCGGTTGCTGAGTCGCTTGCCACGGCCGGCGCTCTCGACATCGAAGGCGACCGATTTGGCCTGACGCTTTGGGGGCTGTTCGTCCTTGGCGTCGGGCACGAAGTCGACGTGACCAAGGGGGCGCTATGACCCTGCACGGCACCATCGAAGAACTCGTCTGGAGTCGGGTCTACGCAACGGAGTTCGCAAGACTCGAAGAAGCGTCCCGAGGCCCCGGGGAGAACAGCGAGGATCGAAGGGGACGTCTTCTCGGAGGCGCGCAATTCGCATCGATCGCCGCCGACGAGTCGATCGTGGCCCTTCGCTATGCACGAGGGAGGCGGGAAGGATGAGCCGGTTCCTACACCGACCCGAGCAGGAAACGCTTGTCGCCGGCTACCTCGGACGCGTCGTTCCCACGGCAAGTGCGGAGTCGATCGACTGGCTCTCGCGGATGGGGTTCGTCGCCGCGTGGATGAACGTCCCCGGCGGCTACGCGCTGCGCCTCACGCAGAGTGGGCTCTATTTGGGGAGAAGCTACCTCGAATGGCACCGCTGGGAGCGATGGCGCGACCTCTACCAGTCGCTGCAATCACGCTCTGCCCTCGAGCGTGACCCCAAGCGCCGGCGCATCCTCGCCAAGCGCTCGCAGCGTGCCTACAGGCGCGCAGCGGAAGCCATCGCACGCGCGACTCCCATGGAGCCGCCCGCTGGAGGTGCTCATGTCCGGAACTGACCCCATCACCCAGTGGGCCGCGGTGAGCTTCACGTGGCTGGTTGGGCTGACCTACATGGTGCTCGTGATGTGGAGGAAACGCCGATGACGTCTTCTCCGACAGAACAGGCGCCGGACATGTCCTCGCAAGGCACGTACTCGTGCCTGCTGGCAGACCCGCCTTGGCACGAGAGCGGCGGGGGGAAGTGCAAGCGGGGCGCCGATCGTCATTACCCGCTCCTGAAGACGCCCGACATCATCCGCGTGATGCTGTCGGCGGACAGCTGGCGCCCTGCCCCCAACGCCCACCTTTGGCTTTGGGTGACCAACAACTATCTGCCGGACGGGCTGCACGTGATGAAGGCCCTCGGGTTCCGATACGTGACGAACGCGGTGTGGGCGAAGGACAGGATGGGGCTCGGGCAGTACCTGCGCGGGCAACACGAACTCCTCTTGTTCGGGGTCCGTGGCCGTCTTCGTGGCGCGTCGAAGGTGACCCCCTCGCTACTGGGCGGGGGCCTGCTACGCCGAACGAAGCACTCGAAGAAACCCGAGATGGCCTACGCCGCGATCGAGCAGGTCAGCCCGGGCCCACGGGTCGAGTTTTTCGCCCGCTCGCTCCGTGAGGGCTGGGACTCGTGGGGGAACGAGGTGCCGCGTGAATCCTAGGCATCGGCGGATGTTCTGCGCGCTGCTTCGCAAGGCCGCGGACTCGATAGACGCGGCCGTGCGGTTCATCCCGGGCAACCGCTCGGTGTCCGCCCGGCTCGGCTTCCTCGCGATGGAGCTCCGCGTCACTGCGGACGGCTTCGAAGGGACGATCGATGCGAAGGCGTAGTCGCATCGGGCAGCCAAGGCGGCGCCCCCGTCCGCGGCAGAAGGTCATGTGCCGCGGCGCGGGCTGTCGCGAGATCTGCGAGTACGCGCGGCGGTGGTGCTCGAACTGCTGGGCGAAGCTGTCCGATGGTGCACGCGAGAACATTACGCGGACCGTCTCGTTCCTCGCGAGCCACCCCGGAGACCGGGCAGCGAGCTACTGCCTCCCCTTCGCCATCGCCGTGGCCGATCGGGAGCTGGAAAGGCTGGCCCGTCGATGAAGCCCCGTCACACGATGAAGGGCGCCAAGAAACGCCTGTGTGCGGTGTGTCGCCATCGCGTGTTCTACGTCAGCGCGAGCCCGTTCAAGCTCGACCGCGTAGAGAACGGTCGAGCTCGAGGTTCGGCGGTGCTCGACCTCCCGGCAGGGGCGCTCATCTGCGGCGTCTGTGTTGCTGCGAACCCGGGCCTCGCGCTGAAAGTGAACCCGCTCCCCGTTGCCTACAAGACGAAGTCGTGCCACCGGTGCGGCGGTAGTAGGCGCGTCCCGGCCCCCGCCCACGCGGCGCCCAGGTGGAAAGGCACGAAACCGGAGACGGTGCCGTGCCCCGTCTGTCAGGGGAAGGGCGAGGTGGCGGCGTGAAGGCGTTGACAGTTCACCAGCCGTTCGCGCACGCCATCGTCGCGGGCTTCAAGAACGTCGAAAACAGGACTTGGCGCCCCTCGAGACTCGGGCTTCGGATCCTCATACACGCGGGCAAGGGGACCCCCTCCCCAGACGCGCTCGCAGCTGTCGATATGGACGACGACGTCGACCATCTCCCTCGCGGTGCGGTCGTCGGCTCCGCGGTACTTTCGGGATGGTTCGACGCCCACGAATGGCGCATGGATGGTGGGCTCTCTTCGGGGACAACGAAGGGAGCGTGGGGAGCGTGGGGGGAGTTTTGGGTAGACGCCCTCCGGAGCAGCCCTTGGTACACCGGACGGATTGGTTGGTGGCTCACGTCGGCGCGAGTGTATTCCCGCCCCGTCCCGTGCCGCGGGCTCCAGGGGCTCTGGGTCCCCGACTCTGAGGTCCTGGCGCGCTGCCACGACGAAGAAGCCAAGCACGACGAAGCTCGGAGGTCGGAGCGGTGATGCTGTCGTCGAGCTCGAGCCCCTCGCCGTCGGCTGGATGCCACACAGCGACCCGGCCCCCGACGGTCGGATCGTTTGGGCCCCCGGTCTGCCCTGTCCGCCACGCCACGCACGGGCGCGCCCTCCCCTGCCGACCGCCCCTGTCCCGACGGTTTGGCCGTCTGCATGGACGCCAAGTGGCCTCAGCGTGCGCGACGTCGACGCCGTTTTCGGGCCTCGCCCTCCCAGCCAATTGGGCCGTCGCAGACCGGCTGGCGGTCCGGTGGGCTGTAAATGCCTCGCGGTCCGAAAATACAGTGATAGCGGGCAGTTGGCGCTCGCCTGCAAGTAGGCGGAAAAACGCCCCTGGTCTTAGAACCCAGGGGCCAAAGACCACCCACCCCCTCCCGGCCGCCCCACGCCGCACCGTCGGAGGTTCACGTTGACCCTCTCGCACTTCCACGGACACGTGGATGACGCCGGGGTGCCCGTCGTCCACGGGGAGGCTTTAGCGCTGGTCGCGTTCTTCGCGATCCTGATTGGACGCGAAGTCCCGTCGGCGGACAGGCTCAGCTTCTCGCTGGTCGAGATCTACGAAGACGAGGAGGCCGAAAGAAACAGGCGGCGCGGCCGAAACGGGCTGCGCCCCCTCCCCACCCCTCCGGAGGCGTCGTGAACCCGGAGGTCAAGAAACGACTGGAGACGGTGCTCAAAATGGCCGTCGAATCCCAGACGGAGCGCTGCCCGTGCGAGCTCGACGAGGGCTGCGAGCACTGCGGGTGGACCGGGGTGCTGATCCCTCACCGCCACAGCGACGGGGTCATTGCCGGTGTGTTGGGCGCGTGCCTGGCCGCCATGGCCGAGCTTCGTCGACAGGGCGCATCCGATGCGATGCACGACGTCCTGACCTGGGCGACGGCCTACATCGCGCCGATTCTCGAGGAGTTCCCACCCGAGGAGTCGTACGGCCGTTTGCTCGATGAGAGCCGAAAGGGTCGCGCGCTGGTCGAAGAGGCTCGGCAAGGGCCCTCTGAGCCGCTTTCTGTCGACGAGATGCAACGTCGCCTGAAGGGGGACCAGCGGTGAGCATGCGTTCGGTCGCGCACTTCCTCGGCTTCTTCTCCGATGGGGAGTCCGTGTGCTGCATCTGTCAGCGATCGGGTGGCTTCGTTGCGTGGCTATGCCGCGGTGAGGTGCTCGCGGCTCCGCTCTGTCGAGAGCACGCGGACCAAGTCCCGCGCCAGTCGATGCAGGTAGACGACATCTTCGGCGTCGTCTACGGACCCGGCCGCGGCCGCTCGTACGCGCTGCGGGGAAGGATGCGGCCTCGTCGGTGAAGCTGCGGAACGCACCGTGGACCGTCGCCCCTCTCGACCGCTCGATCGCGCAGCGGCTCGACGGGATGATGCCGAAGGCGATCGCGCGCCTCCGGACCGACGGCGGCACGACGTTCTGCATCAAGACCAACGCCAGCGACTGGCACCCGGATTTCCGCAAGACGTTCGAATGGCTGGTGAATCAGACAGCCGAGCAGCGCCGCGCCCGGAAGACGAACCCGATCGTGGGCCTCCCGGTCCCCTCGGTCCCCGGACGCGGCCAGGGCGATGCGTTCGCGACCGACGATGACTCGCCCGACCCGCGGATGCTCGGGTGGGCTGACGCCGCTCGAGACAACCCCTTCGCCCCGCGCGTGCCCGTCGAAGCGTGGGTGACCGGCGGCGATACGCCGTGCCTGCACTTCCACGCGGCCGATCGGATGTTCGTCACGATGTACCAGCGGACCGAGCCCGCCGAGGGGCCCGGACAGAAGGGCGTCACGAAGTGGGAGTGCCGCGTCCAGTGCAAAGCGCGGGAGCTCTACGCCGACGGCCTCAACCTGTGGATGGTCCGATGGTTGGGGCTGTGGGGGTGGCTGCTCGCCGGTCGCTACTGCCTCCCGAGCGAAGCGCACGCCCTCGGATGGCGGACGACGCAATGGCACGTGAACAGCGACTTCACGGGGCTGCACATGCTCACCGAGGACGCGTGGAAGGTCTGCGGCTGGCTCTCCGGACGGGCATATGGCGACGGCGGAGCGGCCGAAAACCGCCGGGAGGCGTCCGCCGTTCACCGGCGGGAGCTCGCCCACATTGAAGAGTTCAAGAAGGCGAACCCGAACTTCGCAAACACGCTGTACCTCGGCCGACTCACGTCGGACACCTGTCTCGTCGTCTACAAGAAGACCGAACAACTCGCGGACGAGAAACAGGTCGAAGCGGCCGCGTCGATGTACGCCCCCGAGTGGAGAGCGAACGGCTGGGACGGGCACAGCGACATCACCCGCGTCGAGCTGAGGTTGAGGAAGAAGGCGCTCATCTACGTCGACCCCGAGAGCCACGATGTCCTCTTCGACTTTCGCGACCCGGCAATGCTGCTCAAACCCGAGGCGCGTCGACACGTCTGGCAGTACGTCACCAGCAAGCGGCGGTTGACCTGCCCCGCGAACGAGCGTTCGAGGCTCACCCGGGCGATGGTCGATCCGGCGTGGATGAACGTCATCCGGCTGGGGTACGACGCCCCGAACAAAGACATCCGCCAGATTCCCCGCAACGTCCGAGCCCTCACCCGGCAAGAGCGGCTGGCCAAGAGCCAACACCAGGCGATGCTCGCCGCGGTCAAGTTCGCGGCGCAGAACGGCGCGGCACTAAAGAACTGGCGAGAGGTCGGCGAAGTGCTCGTCGCGGTCGGGAACCGGATGCGAAAGCACGGCGCTCCGGCAGAGATGAGCAGCCTCCCGCGCATCGTCGACGTCGCGGAGGCCGGAGACTACGCGGTCCAAACCTCGGTCTTCTTCCGCGGTGAGGCGGATGCCGCCTACGAAGACTTCGTCGAAGAGGTTGGGATCGACCTCGAGCCGATCGAGTGGTCGAAGGCGCTCGGGAAGTACGGCGACCGACTACGGCGCTTCCTCGCAAAGTCGGTCACCCGAGAGATTCAGCGCTTCACGGGGCTGACAGCCGTCACCCGGGACTTCTGGGACGAGCTGCAACTGGCCGCGTCGAAGGGGCACGGCGAAGAAGCCGACGCGCTCGCAGTGGAGGCGGTAGCCCACGCGATCGAAGACCACCTACCGCTCGGTCCCACGGCCGCGCTCGACGAACTCGAGGAACGGTTGGCCGATGTCGAGATCGAGCGTTCGGGCCGAAGAGTCAGCCCGGACAAAGCCGAGCGAGCACGCTTCGCGGCCGAGCTCGAGGGGCTGTTCTACGACGCCCTCAGAAGTTCAGAAGACGAGAACTAACGAGAGAACCCACGAGAGAGACGAGAAGACAATGGCAGGCGTAAACAAAGCAATCATAGTCGGGAACCTGGGGCGAGAGCCCGAACTCCGGTACACACAGGGCGGGAGCCCGGTGTGCCAGCTCAGCGTCGCAACGACGCGGGCGTACACCAACAAGAACAACGATCGGGTCGAAGAAACCGAGTGGCACCGAGTCGTCGTCTGGGGGAAGAGTGCGGAGCACTGCAACACCTATCTGGGCAAAGGACGGCAGGTGTACGTAGAGGGCAGGATTCAGACTCGAAGCTACGAAGACAAAGAGGGAATCAAGCGGTACTCCACCGAAATCGTCGCCGACACCGTGCAGTTCCTCGGGTCGAGGTCAGACGGCGGCGGAAAGTCGACCGGTAGCAGCGGCGCCCGTGGGGGGTCCAAGGGGGCGCGCTCCGGAGGCGACCCACCCGCGATGCCCGACGATGGCGGGTGGAACGACAACTACATTCCCTCCGATCCCGGGGACGACGACATCCCCTTCTAGTCGGCCCGCTGGCCACGATGCAAAGCGCCCGGAGGTCATCGACCCCGGGCGCTTCTTCGTGCATGCTGACAGGCATGAGACGCCTTCTCTTCGCCCTGCTGCTCGTCGCTCCGGCCTGCGATGACTCCCCCGACTCTGGGACTTGCGAAGAGGCCTACGAGCCTAGCTCCCCAGAAGACGCGGGCGGGGATGATGCGGATTCATCAGTGCCCGAGGCCGAAGAATTGGAAGACTCCGAACGATACTGTGCGGCGGTCGCAGTGATGGACGAGCTTTGCGCAGACTGGCGATGGTTCGCGGGCGAAGGTGAAGACGACAGCTTCGTATTCGGCTGCTGGACGGCAGCGCTTTCGGAGTCCGAGAACCGTTACTCGAACCGCTTCGATGACCTGCTGCTCGTGCACGTTGTGGACGGGGCAGCGGTCTATCCGCCCGATGCGTGCACATAGGCCCATCGACCACGACGCAAAGCGCCCGGAGGTCATCGACCCCGGGCGCTTCTTCGTGCATGCTGACAGGCATGAGACGCCTTCTCTTCGCCCTGCTGCTCGTCGCTCCGGCATGCGACGAAGACGACGGTGTAGAACCGCTGACGGTTGAGAATGACCCGTTGTGCACGACGGTCGCGATCATGGACGACGAACTCTGCCCAGGGTGGCGGGAGGAGTCGCGAGACTACGGTGCGGGGTGTTGGGCTGCAGCGTTCAACGTGATGGAAGAGCGCCACGGGGAGCAGCTGATTCTCAGTTCTGCTAGGGAAAACCGGCCGGCCCCAGACCTTTGCTTAGAAGAGTGAGCCGGCCGCCAGTGCAGCGCCGGCTAGAAGAAAGAGCCCCCCGGCGCTTCCGCCCGTCTCTGAGGGACCTGCGACCGGAGAGACACGCTCCGGCTTGCCCTCGAACTCACCGAGACCCGGCGCGGCCAAGGGGCGATCGCCAGCGGTGGCGGTCTCGAACTCGGCGCGATAGTCAGCATCTGGTATGTCCGCTGAGGACACCTTCCATCGAGCCATGTGTGTAAGGAGCCGGGCTCTTCTGTCGCGAAGCTTCTGTCGAAGCTTTGAACTCCGAAATGCGGGTTGCGATTCTGAGCAGTAGGCAACGACAAGGGTGTCTAGAAGCTCGTTCTGGACTCGCTTGATCTCCGCCATCCGGTGCGCCGCGAACTGGCCAAGGTCCCACTGACCCGCGACGCCGTAGAACCCGACCTTCGTTGAACGCTGGAGCGCTTGAAACCCGACGTACCGGTCAAGGTACATCTTCACGCCGCCGTTCATTGCCTCCGATGCGAGACCGTTGGCCGCGTCCGCCCACGCTTCCCAGGCAAATGTGATGCCCCTCGTATCGAGGTCGAAAACAGCGGCGGTCTGAGTCGAACTGACCGCGCTCCAAAGCGCTGAGCCCACTCGTCGGAGGGAAGGCGTCGCGTCCCCGGAAGACGAGATCGTGCCTTCAAAAACAGCATCCCAGTCGCGTCGGACAGATGCGCGTTGAGATGAAGTGAGAGTGCCAGAGGGGTCGCTGCAAACCGTGCCCGCCTTGTTGCACGGAAGGTAGTTCTCAGCGGTCCAGTGGATCGACGAGTTCAACTGGCCCGCAACAATGTTGGTCCCGGGGACAACGCCGAACCCGCCGGCTGAGCTATCGCCCTCGTACTTGACGGAGAAGCCGCCCTCCGCAGTAGGCTCGACACGCCAGGCGGTCACTCGCTCGGCGGGGGGCATGAAGACTCTTCGAAGGTCGCCGCCGTAGTAGCTACGAAGCGCGTCCGATGCTCGGTCCTGGTCGAGGGCCTTCAGGTACCGAATCGCCTGCGGTGCCGGCTTCTTCTTCCGGCTCATCCGCACGATGGTGTCGACGAGCTTGATCGCGAACTTGGCCGCGACGCCGATGATGGGGACAGCGCCCATCCCCTCGAGCCCGAGATCCATCGCGCTGGTGAGAGTGCCTTCACCAAAGCTGCGCCAGTTCGCCGGCCCCCACTTCCACACGGCCTGCTCGAACGCGGGCAGGACAGCCGAGGGGACGCCGAGGTTGACGGCAGAGATGCCTTGGACCCACCGGTTCGCCCGGGCGGCGTTGGTGGTCATCGACTCGCCAAGGCCGGACTCCGAAACGATCCGCTCGAGGTCCGGATTCCCCCATGCAAGGCGGATGGTCTCCGCGTCGGGGAGGTCGCTCTTGAAGTCGACCGCGTCGGCGGAGTCCAGAGAGAGGTCGCGTAGTCCGGGGACTTCCTTGGTGTCGATTCGCATTGAGACTGCTCCGTCTAGGCGCTGGCCGTTTGTAGGAGCTTGGCGAGCGCCGCGACGAGCCCCTTGTTTTCTTCCCCCATGGCGGCAGCAAGCCGCATAAAGGTCTGACCGTGGTTGGTCATCTTGGCGGCGACACGACGGACCAAAGCGCGAAATGCCTCGTCGGAAACTCCCCCGGCCGCATCCTGCAAAATCTCCCAGACCTCATCGCCAAGGATCTCCTTGCATGCGTCCCTCTTGTCCGCGGGCACCTTGTCGAAAATGGTCTTGAGCCGAGAAGAATACGTCCC